CCGACGCTGGATTGGGTGTGGGATGAACTGGACATGCTGCGCCGCTGGCAGGACGAGGCGGTTGACGCGGAGCGGGACGCGCTTGAGGCAGAGCGGGATGCTGCGCTGGATGAAATGGACGCGCTGTCAGAGGCCGCAGAACAGCGGGACGCGCTGTCAGAGGCCGTCCGGCTGCTGTTAGAGCCTGAGCCGGACATGGAGCATGTGCAGGCCGTTCTGGCGGGGGGTTGGTGATGACTGGTAACGCAGACCAGGCAGCACGCATGCGGGCCATGTGGTCTGCCGTGGTATTAACATCACTCAATGACGCAATTAGCCATACAGCAACAGAGTCCAAAAAACACAAAGGCCGGGCGCTGAAAACCCTGACACTGTGGGCAAACTCACGGGACGGTCGGGACGTGCTCAGTCTGGCTGGCATCGACCCCGACAAGTGTACCACTGACTGCATGTTGGCATTCGCGGCCAAGGGTGTGCCAATTGGCATTCGCGCAAAAAGTTATGAGGTAGCTTCAATGTCGACAAAAAACTATTCCAAGGCGTCCAAACGCCGGTCCAAGCAAGCCGCCATGCCCGGCCTTGCCGAGACACCCAAGCGGAAATCACGGGGAGCTACACGCATGCGAGAGATCAAGGCCGATCCCGAAGCCGAGCGCACGGTGCTCGAAGCCCGCGCGCGTCAGTGCGGCATGAAGCCGAAGGACATGACCGAGATGCGCCGCGCCGCCTACGGAGAGCCCGCGGGGCAAGCCATCTACGCCACGCACCAGGGCGACACAGCCAAGGCCCTGTGGGACACCTACGCGGCATGCTCTGCGGCGTATCGGCGCTATCTTTCGATATGCATGGGCGCAAGCGTGGATGCCAAGACGGCCAAGATCGAGATGATGCCCGAGCGGTTCGAGGTGGACGCCAGCCATACGCCTGACAATCGGGACGAGGCTGAGCGGCACCGCGCTGCCGAGAACGCATGGGACGCATGGAGGCGCGCGCTCTATAGGATCGACGCAGGGCACACTGCCAGCATCTACTCAGCGATGCACGGATCAGGCGCGCTGATGGATGCCGGGCAGATCACTGCGCAGGGCAAGCGTTTTGTCAAGGCGATGGTTGCGCTTGCAAAGGATGCTTGACCGTCGGTTGAATAACGTGCTAGTATTCTGCGAAAGCAGTAATTCGTAAGCGCCCGTCCTAAAGGTTCGGGCGTTTTTCGTTGCGAGGCGCGATGCCTGGATGGTAAGGCAAGCGCGGCACATCAACATTTTTTAGAAAATACCGTCTATGAAAAAGAAACTGCCGCAAAGATTGCCGCAATAGGAAAATGAAGTGCCCAATAACCCACACGAACCGACAAAGCGGACGCGCGCCACGGTTGAAAGCATGTCAGGCTACGGCATCCCGCAGGAGGAAATCGCGCGGGTAATTGGCATCCAAGAAAAGACGCTGCGAAAGCACTACCGCGAAGAGCTGGACACGGCTGCCACAAAGGCCAACGCAAAGGTCGCCGAGAGCCTTTACAAGAAGGCGACCGGCTGGAAGCGCAACGGTGCCCCAGAGGACGAGCGTATGCCGCCTGACACGACGGCAGCGATCTTTTGGGCCAAGACCCGGATGAAATGGAAGGACACGAGCGCGCTTGAGGTAACCGGCGCGGACGGAGGCCCCATCCAGACAGAGGAAGTTACCGCCCGTGATCGCATCAGAAGCCGCATCGCTAGCCTCGCTGCCCGAAGCGCAGAGGACGCAGATACTGAACAGTCTGACTGACCGGCAACTTCTGGAGCTGGAATACGACTGGCGTTTCTGGGCGCGGCCAAACCAGATTGCGCCTGAGGGCCTATGGGGCGTTTGGCTGGTGCTCGCCGGTAGGGGATTCGGCAAAACCGCTTCAGGGGCACATTGGGTACGCGACCGGTGGAAGCAAGGCGCGATGAAGATTGCAATTGTTGCTGAAACGCAGAAAGACCTTGAAGAGGTCATGGTGCCTCGCCTGCTTGCCATCCATCCTGAGCACGAACGACCAAAGGCCCGCTTTCGGCCCGTGCGTCTCGTATGGCCCAATGGCGCGGAGGCCCTCGGGTATAACGGCACCGAGCCGGACCAGCTACGGGGTCCTGAGTTCGACACAGCTTGGGTTGACGAACTGGCCAAGTACAAGCGGGCGCGGGCCTTGTGGGACATGCTGGCCTTCACCATGCGATCGGGGGCTAATCCGCGGGTTTGTGTGACTACCACCCCGCGCCCGATACCGGTTCTTCGCGAACTTATGCGCGACGAAACGACGGCAATCACCAAAGGCAGCACATACGACAACGCCGCCAACCTTCCAAAGTCGTTTCTGGACAAGCTGAAGAAGCAGTACGGTAACACTCGCCTCGGCAGGCAAGAACTGGAAGCCGAAGTGCTGGAGGATCTGGTCGGCGCGCTGTGGAACCACACAGCTATTGACGAGACTAGAGTTGACGAGGCGCCCGATCTGAAGCGTATCGTGGTGGCGGTTGACCCGAGCGGCACCGGAGGGAGCGAAGACGATGGCGACTCCATCGGCATCGTAGTGGCTGGACAGGGATTCGACGGCCGGGCTTACGTTCTCGCCGATTACACCTGCAAGCTTTCGCCGGACGGGTGGGGCAGACGAGCGGTGGCGGCGTACGACAAATATCAGGCCGACCGGATCGTTGCAGAAACCAACTTCGGCGGGTCCATGGTCGAGCACGTTGTTAGAACGATCGACTCAACAATCAGCTACAAAGAGGTCAAGGCCAGCCGTGGCAAGGTCGTCCGGGCCGAGCCGATCGCAGCCTTATACGAGCAAGGCAAAGTCAGCCATGTGGGCAGCTTCGGCGAGCTTGAAGATCAGATGTGCCAGATGGGTCCAGACGGGTATGTTGGCGAGGGATCGCCCGATCGTGTTGATGCGATGGTTTGGGCGCTGACTGAGCTTATGCTCGATGACAATTTCTATAGCCTGACGGGAGCGCTATAATGGACGGCAACCACATCCGAGACGGCATGGAAAACCTCGTCTCAGGGATGGGAACGTCTCGTGACAAGGGGTCGCATGCCAACTACACGATTGCGGAGCAGCACGCCCCGCACGAATTGCGCGCGGCCTATGAAGCCTCGGCCCTGATCCAGCGCGCGATTGATATGCCTGCCGAAGACTCCTGCCGGGAGTGGCGGGAATGGCAAGCCGACAGTGTGGAAATCAGCGATATAGAGGCCGAAGAGCAGCGTCTCGGGGTACAGTCCAAGGTTTTTGAAGCGCGGCGTCTGGCGCGGCTTTATGGCGGCTCGGCCCTGCTGATCGGCACCGGCGCGAGTGACCCAATGGAGCCGCTCAACCCTGAAACGGTGGCCAAGGGCCGCATCAAGTATCTGACGGTCCTTACCCGCTACGAGATCACCGGGCAGGACTACGATCTGGACGTCACAAGCCCGTACTACAAGCAGCCCAAATACTGGACGGTTGTGGCCGCCGATGGCCAGATGATCAATCTGCATCCGTCGCGGCTGGTCCTCTTCCACGGCCTTGCACCGCTGCGCGACCTTGGCGGGGTGTCCACAGACGGATGGGGACGATCGTCTTTGCCGGGTATGCTGGACGCCCTGAAGCGGGTCGATGAGATTGCATATAACGTCAACTCACTGAGCTACGAGGCTAAGGTCGATGTCATCAAGATCCCTGACCTTATGCGCAACCTGCAGCAGCGGGGGATCGCATTCGAGCAAGAGGTCATAAAGCGGATCAAGCTGGCCAGCCAGGCCAAGGGCATTAACGGGACGCTAATTCTTGACGCGTTGGAGGAGTACGAGCAGAAGACGCTGTCATTCAGTGGGCTTGAGGCCGTTATGGACAAGTTCATGCAGCTCGCCAGCGCTGCGGTTGGCATTCCTATGACACTGTTTTTCATGGTCAGCCCCGGCGGGTTGAATGCAACAGGCGAAAGCGACACCCGGTCCTATTACGACAAAGTGAAGGTTGAGCAAACCCTTCGCATGGGGCCGGCAATGTCTATTCTGGACGAGTGTCTGATCCGTTCGGCTTTGGGTGATCGCCCGGATGACGTCCATTACAGGTGGAAGCCGCTTTGGCAGCCGTCCGCAAAAGAGCGTGCGGAGACCGCGAAGGTCTCGGCCGAGGCAATGGCTCGCACGGTCGATGCAGGCATGGTCCCGGAAGAGGTTGCAGGCCGGGCAGTGTCTAACAATTTCACCGAGTCTGGCGCCTTCCCCGGAATGGAAGGCTACTGGACGGAGTTCTTTGGCACGGGTGACGGTAAGGGCAATGAGTTCTTCGGCGAGGTCGAGGAAGATCCGCCTGAGCCCGAGCCGGCGGCCAATGAGGAAGAGGACAGCGACGATGACTGACCCACGCATCGCAGACGACGGCGAGCAGATCGCAGTTGAGGTCGCCATCGCCGACGAAGCCACGGCCGACCGGGTGCTGTTTACCGAAGTGATCGACGCGGATGCTCTGGGGGGCGTCAAGCGTCATCGCGACGGCTATCTCGGAGGTCGTGTGAAGGCTGCTCGCACGGGGGTGCAAACCTATACGGGTAGTGAAGTCGGGTGGCCGGAACGGGAACGTGTGACGGTTTACCGGCCCGAAGCTGAGGTCATGCGTGTTGACTCGCTGGCCAGCTATAAGGGCAAGCCGATCACAGACGGCCATCCGACTGAGCGTGTGACTGCCAAGAACTGGTCCGACCTTTCCCGTGGGACAATCATGGGTGTGCAGCGGTCCGGGCAAAATGTTGAGATTGACCTTACCATCTCGGACCAAGGGCTGATCGACAAGGTGGAGGGCAACGAGGCTCGGCAGCTTTCCGGCGGTTATACGGCTGTCATCCACCGCGAGAGCGGCACCACCCCTGACGGCCAGCCCTACGACGCCGTTCAGAAAGATATCTACATCGACCATATTGCAGTCGTGCGCGCTGGCCGCGCCGGCTCGGAGTTCCGCATCGGCGACGAGGCGGGTAAGTGGGGCGCGGCCCCGATCACCAAGAGCGGTCAAAAGGAGAAAACTATGACTGATGCTCTAAAGACGGTGGTGCTGGGAGACAAGGCTGCGCAAGTCGCGGTCTCGGACGCAGCCATCATCGAAGATTACAAGGCGGCCAAGGATCGCGAGATCAAGGACGCCGCTGACGCCAACGCCAAGTCTCTTGCCGACAAGGACAAGGAGCTGGCCACCGCAGACGCCAAGATCAAGGAGCTCGAGGGAAAGGTCCTCAGCGACGAGGACAAGGCCAAGCTGGTCAAGGACCGCGTGGCGCTCGAGACCAAAGCAAAGGCCATCGCGCCGGATGTCGTGGTTGATGGCCTGACCGACGAGCAGGTTCGCTCGGCTGTCGTGGCTGCCCGTCTCGGCGACGAGAAGGTCGACGGCAAATCCGACGCCTACATTTCGGCAATGTTCGATGTGCAGGCTGACACCACACCCGCCCAACCGACCGTTGACCCGGTCGCCAAGGCCATGAGCGGAGGCGTTCGCACTACTGACGCTGATCCGTGGGCCTTCCTCGATCAGAAAGGGGCGTAAGCCATGACTATTCTTACCGAAGGCGCGCGCACGGCCGAGTTCCTGCTGTCCGAGGCGAATGACTGGCGCTCGCGCGATGCTGCGGTCGTTACGGTTCCTGCGAACACCACGTTTGAGGCCGGGACGGTTCTGGGCCAGCTTGCCGCTGATGATTCGTTCGTTCGGCATGACACGGACGGCACCGACGATGGCCGTCGCACCGAGGCAGGCGTGCTCTACGCCAACCTCATCAACGAGACAGGCTCGGCTGTTGACGTTGACGCAACCGTTATCATTCGCGATGCGGAGGTTAACAGCAACTCCATCATTTATGAGGCGGGGGCGGACGCCAACGCCATCACAGCGTCGAATGCGGCTCTTGCCGCGCTCGGCATCATCGTTCGATAAGGGAGCCTGAACAATGGCAACTATGGATGTTTTCAACGGGTCGGCCTTTTCGACCACGTCCCTTTCGGGCGCGATTCGGAAACGACCCTACCGCCCGCAACTGCTCGGCTCGCTTGGGCTCTTCACGCCCAAGCCGGTCCGCACGCGCGAAATCTTTGTCGATCGGAAAGAGGGCGGGCTGACGCTCATCCCGACTTCGGCCGACGGAGCACCACCTGAGAGCCTGGACGACACAGCCCGCGATGCTGTCTCGCTGCGCACCACCCGCCTTACCAAGCGTGCGACCATGTATGCACACGAGGTAGATGGCATCCGGGCCTTCGGCTCCGAAACGGAGCTGATGCAGGTGCAGCGCGAATTCATGGACAAGATGGACCGCGTCAACGAGGACATGGAGCTGACCCATGAGCATCACCGGCTCGGGGCGCTGCAGGGCCTGCTTCTGGACGCCGACGGGACTACGGTCATCTACGACTACTCGGCCGAGTTCAACGAGGCGATCCCGGCGGCCACCAGCTTCGAGCTGGATGTTTCCGGCACCGACGTCATCGGCAAGACCAAGGATATCTCGCGGTCCATGGCACGCTCGGCACTAGGCAACCTCGCCGGCGCGTCGATCCATGCGTTGGCTGGTGATGACTTCTACGATGCTTTGGTCACGCACCCGAATATCGAGAAGTTCTACCTGAACCAAGTGGCAGCTAATCAGCTGCGCGAGGACCAAGGCAACATCTTCGAGAGCTTCCGAGTCGGCAACGTCACGTTCCACAACTACCGGGGCACGGACGACAATTCGACGGTGGCCGTGCCCTCCGACGAGGCGAAGTTCTTTCCGATCGGAGCGACTGATGTATTCAGCGTGGCATACTCGCCGCTGGAGTCGATGGGCTTCATCAACACGCCGGGTCAGCGGGTCTACGCGATGACCATCCCTGACCGGGAGCGGAATATGTGGGTCAAGGGCGAGCTTTACAGCTACCCCCTCTACATGTGCTCGCAGCCCCGCGTTCTGCGCAAGGCGACCTTGACATGAACGTGATTGATGTCAGCAACCCGACCGGGCGCGCTAAGGCCGTCAAGGTCGGGTCGGAGATGGTCGTGATCAAACCGGGAGCCAAGGCAAAGGGTCTTGAGGTCTCTTGGGATGACGATCTCAAGGCCAAGTACAAGGCTGCCGGTTTGGAGTTCAAGACGCCAAAGCCGGATCAGCCCGCTGAGGTGCCCAAGCCCGCAGCTCCGAAGCCTGTCGCGCCAAAGGCGTAATACCAAGAGGCCTCGCGCAATCACGCGCGGGGCTTCAAAGAAGGGTAGGACACAATGCCAATCACCATCGCAGGAACAGTCGCTGATTGGCAGACCTACGCCGCTGCTCGTGGCCAAACGGTCAACAACAGCACAAACGAGATATCCGCCCTGCAAAGGGCTAAAGATTACATCCGCACCCGCTATGTGATCCGCTTCCTTGACGAGTACGACGGTAGCGAGCCCGAAGTGGAAGAGGCGGTTTACATCGCCGCCGGCCTGGAGATGGACAACCCCGGCTTCTGGTCGCAGACTTTCACGCCCAGCCAAGCCAAGGTTTTGACCAAGGTTGAAGGCATCCAGTGGACGCCGATTCAAAGCGCGGGTCTTGGAGGGGCGGCCGACATGCAGCCGGTTTCCCCGATGATTGACGCGCTGCTCTTGCCCCTCACTAGATGGGGGCTGCCGGCGGTGACTGTCGGATGAGCGGCGCGGATATCACGGCAGACGTTCAGGCAGCCTATGTCGAAGCGGGCATTGCGGCGGGCGACGGGGTTGGGGCGGTGTATGTGACCATAACCCGGCCAGGGCAGCCCACGGGGCCGGAATGGAACCCTACACCCGGCGCGCCATTGGTCCACACGTTCACCGCCAAACCGTCAAGTAATGCATACACGCAGCGCACGGGGCTTGCCCTCGGTGCGAAAGAGCAGGTCTATTCACTGGTTAATATCGGCGTGACGATTGCCCCGTCTACATCCGACGTGCTGACAATCGACGGCATAAATTGGCCCGTGCTTGAAGTCATTCCTGTAGACTCTGCCGGGTATGTGCTGACTTGGCTTGTGAGGGTTTCAAAGTGACAACCCGTGACACTCGCAAAGCGTTCTTAAAATTGCTGGACCAGACATGGCCCGGCGTCCGGTCGGAGTTTGTCGCGGCAATGCGACAGGCGCGGGCTGGCGTTGATATGAAGGCGCTTGAAGCTGCCATTGTGCGCGGTGATGTTGACGCCGCGTTTCGTGCATTGCGTTTTGACGCCGCCGATCTGTTCAAAACAGAT